AACTGAAAGTTGAGGGCTTGAGCAATGAGCAATTGCGCGCTCTCGCCAGTATCCCAGTTCCGACCGGATGACGTAATCGCTGCCCGCCGTGAGTTGGCGAGGCGGCGCGTCGATGATTTCGCGAGGATGGTGGAGATTCCCACTGTTCCGCTCAGCGAGGATGACGAAGAAGACCGGTTCGACACGCTTCGGATCGAGCGCATGGCATCGCATCATCAGGTGCTACTTGATGCGCTCCAAGACGTTGCGGACGGCGTAACGCCCAACCTCATGGTGTTCATGCCACCAGGGTCCGCCAAGTCCACATACGTTGATGTCGTGTTCGTGCCTTGGTTCATGGCGCGTAAGCCTAAGCAGAGCGTGATCCTGACTAGTTATGGTTCGGACCTGGCTAGAAAGCAGGGGCGCCGCGCTCGACAGCTCGTAAAGTCGAGGTCGTTTCAAGCGCTGTTCGATGCGCGATTATCATCGGAGAGCAGCGCCGCCGATGAGTGGAGCCTTTCGACGGGCTCAGACTACATGGCCGGCGGCATTCTCTCCGGAGTGACGGGCAATCGCGCTGACCTGTTGGTGATCGACGATCCGGTGAAGGGTCGGGAAGAAGCGGACAGCGACACGATCCGTAAGAAGACGCTTGAGGCATATCAGGACGATCTGACCACGCGCCTAAAGCCAGGCGGCCGACAGGTGATCATCCAGACGCGATGGAGTGAGGCCGATCTCTCCGGGTCGATTCTGCCGCCGACATGGGATGGTGAGAGCGGACTAATCGAGTGTCAGGACGGCAGGTTGTGGCGGGTGCTTCGTGTGCCAGCCATTGCCGATCGCTCGGATGATCCAATAGGACGCAAGATAGGCGAATACCTCTGGCCAGAATGGTTCACGGCAGAGCATTGGGCGCCGTTCAAGCGCAACCAGCGTACATGGTCCGCCCTCTATCAGCAGAAGCCATCGCCGGATGAGGGAACGTTCTTCCAACGGGCATGGCTCACTGAATGGGACAAGAAGCCCGAGCATTTGCGCATCTACGGCACCAGCGATTACGCGGTGACGGATGGCGGGGGCGACTACACGGTTCATCGGATCTGGGGTGTTGACGAGAAGGACGCACTCTATCGCCTGGATGGCTGGAGGGGCCAGACGGCGGCAGATGAGTGGATCGAGCGCAAGATAGACCTGATCGCCAAGTACAAGCCGCTAGCGTGGTTCGGCGAGGCAGGGGTGATTGAGAAAGCGGTGAAGCCGATGCTCTTGCGCCGTATGCGTGAGAGACAGGTTCATTGCCGGTTGGAATGGCTGCCGTCGATCCACGACAAGGCAACGCGGGCTCGCGGATTTCAGGCCAGAGCATCGATGGGCATGGTGTTTGTGGAGCCCGGCGCGGACGTAGCTGAATTCCTGGCGTTCCCTGCTGGTAAGCATGACGATGAGGTTGACGCGGCAAGCATCATAGGCCGCGCTCTAGACCAAGTTCACGCGGCCATCGTTCCTGTGAAGGACGTGAGCCGCAATCCCAACGACAGCTTCAGGCGCAACACAGGAGGCGGGACCGGATGGAAAACCCTGTAACCGCTTCTGGATCGCAGCCCGACAACGCACAGGTGATGCAGAACGGCGACACGCAGGCGCCCGACCTCGCCAAATACAAGCGCATGTTCACCGAAGCGCAGACGATAACCGAACAGGCGCGCATCGAAAGCCAGACGGACGACGACTATTTCAACGGCTATCAGCTAACTGCTGAGGAACGCCGTGTGTTGCAGGAGCGCCGCCAGCCGGACGCTATCTTCAACCGCGTGCGTCCCGCGGTGCTTGGATCGCTGGGTGTCATCAAGCAGGGCAAGACCAGCCCGAGGGCATACGCCCGCAACCCCGATGACGAGCAGTCAAGCGACGTTGCATCGAAGGTGCTGCGGTTCATCGCCGATGAAAGTAACTTTCATGCTGTTCGCATCGATGCCGCGCAGAACTATCTAGTGCAGGGCACATGCGCGGTCATTGTCGAGCCCAATGAGGATGGGCGCATTGAGATCGTCCAGGGGCGTTGGGAAGAGTTCTTCTACGATCCCCGCGCACGTCGTCAGGACTTCGGAGACGCTCGCTACCTGGGCTTTGCCAAGTGGATGTACGCCGACGATCTGGAGGCCGCGCATCCCGACCTGAAGGGGCAGATACAAGTCGGCGTTGACGCCGCCATGACCCAGATGGGCATGACGTTCGCCGATCGCCCAGGCAACAGCGCTATAACGTGGATCGATCCCCGTCGCCGTCGCGTGCTGGTGGTGGAGATGTACCACCGTGAGGGCGCCAACTGGTATCGCTGCACGTTCTACGGCAACGGCATCATCTCAGCAGAGCTTTCGCCATACAAGGACCCTAAGGGCCGGCCTGTGTGCCCGATCGTGGCGCAGTCGTGCTTCATTGACCGCGAGAACAACCGTTACGGCATCGTTCGCGACATGCGCGGGCCTCAGGACGAGATCAACAAGCGCCGCGCAAAGCTGCTGCACCTGTTGAACAGCCGGCAGCTCATGACAGCGGTTGAGGGGTTCGATGCATCCGCCGAAGTCGCCCGCAAGGAAGCTGCCCGCCCGGATGGTGTAATCCCTTATGGGTTCGAAGCATCGCCCACGGTCGACATGTCGACGGGGCAGTTCAACTTGCTCGGTATCTCGACGGCAGAGATCGAGCGCATGGGGCCGAATCCCGCCGTTCTGGGTCGGTCTGGCGAGGATCAATCGGGTAGGGCGCAGCTGGTGCGCCAACAGGCCGGCATGACCGAGCTAGCCGTTGTACTGGGCGGTATCGAGGAATGGGAACTGCGCGTCTATCGGGCGTGCTGGACCCGCGCCAAGCAATTCTGGAAGGCTGCCGATTACGTTCGCGTGACCGACGACATGAACTCGCCTCAGTATGTCGGGATCAACCAGCCCCAGACGGCACAAGTGCCCGCGATCGTGCCCCACCCGGAGACGGGCATGCCCATGGTTGGCACGCAAGAGGTGATCCTGGGCTACGAAAACCAGTTGGCTGAGATGGACGTGGATATCATCCTCGATACCGTCTCCAACACGCAATCGCTCCAGCAAGAGCAATTCCAAATGCTGGTTGACCTGGCCCGCGCCGATGCGGTGCAGATTCCGTTGCCGCTGCTCATTCAGATGTCGTCGCTGCCGAACAAGGCGGACCTGCTCCAGAAGCTTGAAGAGCTTACGCAGCAGCAGCCTGACCCGGCACAGCAGCAGCAACAGCAGCTCGCGATGGCCGAACAAGACGCGGACGTGAAGCAAAAGCTTTCCGTCGCCAATCTGAACAACACGAAGGCGCAAGTTCTCGAGAACGAGGCTCACGTCAACATGTTCGCAACAGGGCTAGAGGCCGCAACGCCTCTGCCAGTACCCGCCGCCGGGGTTAACGGGCGATCAGCTGCCGCAGCGTAAAGCGGAAACCTGCCGCCGGGGACCGGGCGTATCGTGGAGCCGCTGACGCAATAGCGGCGAGGGTGAACAATGGATACTTTGGACTTTCTGAACCCGGCGGAAGCCGGACCTGAAGACGTACCCGGCGCTGTTGAGGCTCCTGTCAACGCAGCACCCATCGAAACGCCACCCGAGGTTGTGAATGAGCCGGCGCCCGCGCCGATTCCCAGCCCCGAGCCGGCCGCCAAGCCAGTCGTCCCCGAAGGCTATGTGCCTCTTGCGGCGGTTCTGGATACGCGCGACCAGTTGAAGGCGGAACGTGACCGAGCAAAGGCCCTGGAGGATCAGCTTCGGCAGTTCCAACAGCCCGCGCCGTCACCGGACGATGAAGGCTATGTCGATCTCAGGTTAGACCAGACCCAGCAAGCCGTACTCAGTGCCAAGCTCGACATGTCGGAAGAAATGACGCGCGAGAAGTTCGGCAACGAGACGGTGGACGCGGTCAAGGATTGGGCGGTCAAGCGGTTCGCCGAAGACCCGTCCTTTCATCAGCAAGTTCTCTCCCAACGCAACCCCTATGGATTTGCGGTTGCCCAATATCAGCGCACTCAGGCGCTCGATAAGCTGGGCGCTACCGTCGATCCTTCCAAAATCGAGGCGTTTCTAGCGTGGCAAGCCGCGCAACAGGCGCCCGAAGCCCAACAGCCGGCAGCCGTCCCTGTGGCCGCTGCTACCCCACAAGAGCAGGCCCCTATCCCTTCGCGCTCCATTGCCTCCGCACCTAGTGCCGGCGGTGGCGCGGCTCACGTCCCGGCTGGTCCGGGCGTCGCATATGCGGGCCTATTCGGACAATAGGAAATAGATCATGTCTGAAGTCGTTCTCGCTTCTGCATCTGAAAAGCAGAAGTGGATCGCCAAGTACTTCCAGGAGTACGTGCGCGATTCGCGGTTCATGCCCTACATGTCGAACGCCGACCTCAACAAGGGCGGCATCATCCTGACTCGTTACGAGCTTCAGGAAGAGGCGGGCAAGACCATCAACATCCCGTTCATCGGTCGCCTGAAGGGCTCCGGTGTCACCGGCTCCGAGGTGCTCGACGGCGCTGAGGAAGAGCTGACCAACTTCAACTTCGCCATGTCGATCGACTGGCGCCGCAACGCGGTGCGGGTCCCCAAATCGACCAGCTACAAGACCGAAGTCAACCTGCTCAACGCCAGCAAGGACGCCCTGAATGTCTGGGAGTCCGAGAAGCTGCGTGACGACATCATCAAGGCGTTCGCCTCGGTGGTCGTGGGCACGGCCGGCGCATCGACGGACCTCGTCAACTTCGACGTTGCCACCGCCGGCAACAAGAACACGTGGACCGCTGCCAATCAGGATCGCATCCTGTTCGGTAACGCCCTGTCGAACTACAACGCCACATTCGCGACGGCGGCGGCTAACGTCACGTCGAGCATGAAGGCTTCGGTGGCGATCATGGGTCTGGCGAAGCGCATGGCCAAATCGGCCGACCCGCGCATTCGTCCGTGGCGTGTGGACAGCATGAATGGTCGCGAGTTCTTCGTGGCGTTCCATGGCGCCCGCTCGTTCCGCGACTTCAAGGCGGATACCACGATCGTGAGCGCCAACACCAATGCGCGCGCTCGCGAGGATGACGGCTGGAAGAACAACCCGATCTTCCAGGACGGTGACCTGTTCTACGACGGCGTTCTGCACCGCGAAGTTCCGGAAATCGATGACTACTGCGCCACGGCCGGCTTCAACGCCATCGGCGGATCGTCTGCGGACGTCCGCCCGGTGTTCCTGTGCGGCTCGGGTTCGGCCGCCGTCGCCTGGGGCCAGGAGCCAACCCCGCGCACCGACTACGTCAAGGACTATGGCTTCCGTCCGGGCGTGGCCATCGAGGAACTGCTCGGTGTCAAGAAGATCGCCTACAACGGCGTTCAGAATGGCGTCGTGACGGTGCTCGTCGGCGCGGCGGCAGATAGCTGATGTTCAGGGCTCGCTATATCGCGACGCCTGATCCTACCGACAACGAGACTTGCGAGTTCGCTGGGGAAGTTTTCCCCAAGGACAAGTGGGTTTCGGTGTCGGAGGATCTTGCCGAACGCCTCAAAACCAATGGCACCTTTGAGGTGCAGGACCGCCGCCCGGCTACCAAGCCGGCGGGAACGGAGTAATCGGTCATGGCTACGTACAACTCGCCCGCTGTGGCGAACAAGAACCCGATCGCCGCGCACGGCTTTCGGAACAACGTGCAGGTAGCGACGGCAGTCGTCACTTGCACGGCTGCGCCTGCAACGACTGACACCATGAACTTCTTCTACATGCCGAAGAACGCGGTGTTGCTCGACGCATACCTGTCCGCCACGGACATGGACACCAACGGCACGCCGACGCTGGCTCTGAACATCGGCGACGCCGGCTCGGCCTCCCGGCTGTTCGCGGCTTCGACGGTCGGGCAGGCCGGGACTGCCGCTGCCATCGCGGCGGCGGGTCGCGGTTATCAGTACACGGCAAAGACACTGATCACCGGCACGGCAAGCACCAACGCTGCAACCGGGGCAGCGGGCACGGTCACGCTGACCGTTCTCTACTACGTCGCGGATTCCACCACGTCGTAATTAATTGGGCGGGAGCTTCGGTTCCCGCCCTCCTTTTTCGGAGATAGCGCATGCCTCAGAACCTCTGGCAGGGTCCGGCGACGCATATGCGCGCAGTTACCCCCAGCGATACTGTCGAACTACCTGACGGCTGCCGTGGCCTGTTTATCGGCACGGCGGGCAACGTCGTCGTCGTCGGTGTTGACGCGGCGGGTGGCGCTACCGGCGTTACGCTGAAGAACCTCGCCAACGGGCAGATCATCCCGATCGCTGTACGCAGGGTCAACAGCACCAACACGACCGCAACGGACATCGTGGCGCTCTACTGATGACGACCTGTCGCGATCTGGGAACTTCCGCGCTGCGAATGATCGGCGTGTACGGCGGCAACGAAACGCCATCGGCCGCCGATGCCCAGATCGCGCTTGATCAGCTTCAATCCATGCTGACCGGCTGGGTCCATTCCGGCATGTTCGGGCAGCTCAACGACCACCACGCCGCGACCGACTACACCGCCAAGGAGTTCGACCGCGTTGTTGCCGATGCTGCCGTCATTGTGACGCTTCCGGTGACGGTGCTCGGCTCTGACGGCGTCTACCGCAAGCCGCGCGACCTGACCGTGATCGAGATATCCGACGATAGCGGGCGTAACACATGGATTTGGGATCGCGATGCCTGGGTTAGCCTCAGCGGGCTTGCCTTTGCCGATGACTGCCCAATCGCATGGCGCTCGCCAAGGGGCTTTGCCGCGTGCCTGGGTGTCAACCTTACCGGCGACTTCAATATGCCCCTGACGCCCGCCCTGACGCGTCTGGCGAGCCAATTCCGCACCATGATCAGCATGAAGCTTGGATCTACCCAAGACCCAACGCCGGTGAGCTACTTCTAATGGTAGATATCCCGTTTGGCATCAACGCCTATCGCAGGAATGTGGGGCAGTTTTCCGAAACGCGGCTGGTTAATCAATACCTTGAGGTCGGAGCGGACAAGTCGCTACGACTGATCGGCAGGCTGGGGCTGGTTGAGTTCGATAACGTCGGGATAGATCCGATCTACGGCCTGTTCGCCCAGCCCGGCACGTTCAACGGTGAAGTGTTCGCGGTCAGCAACAACACCCTGTTCCGCAGCGGTGATGACGTTGGTAGTGTGATGGCATCGGGGCGGGTCAGCTTCGCCGCGAGCGAGCTACAGCTTCTCGTCGCAACCGGGTCGGACATGTACTGCTATGACGGCAGCAGCACCACTACGGTAACATTCCCGGACGACGCGGGCGAAAACAGCGTCGTCTATTTCGCCGGCCTGTTCGTGGTTGCCAGGACGGGCACGGAAAAGTTCTACTGGTCGGCGGTGCTGGACGGTGAGACGTGGGATAGCCTCTCATTCGCCTCTGCCGAGCGCAAGCCGGACAATCTGGTCGGAATCGTTGTTGTCGGTGACGAGCTATGGATGTTCGGCGAGGCTTCAACCGAGTTCTTTCAGGCGACTGGCGACGGAACGCAGCCATTTTCCCGTATCGAAGGCAGGGTTTACGACAAGGGTGCGGTCAATCGCGACTCGATTTGCAGCTACGACAACACGGCTGCGTGGGTTGGCCAGGATAAGATCGTCTATCGCGGGGATGCTGTCCCGACCCGCATTTCCGACTTCGGCATTGAGGAACGACTTGGTCGGACGAGCGCTGGCGATATCCATATCTGGGCCTTCGTCTGGAACGGGCATTATTTCCTCTGCGTCAACACGATCGACGGCACCTTTGCCTATGACGCAGCAACGAGCGAATGGCAGGAGTTCAAAACCTGGAACCGCCCTGGCTGGCGCGCGCATCTGGGCTGCATTATCGACAGCACCGTTTTTGCCGGTGACGACACGACGGGCATCATCTGGACGCTCGACCAGTCCGCCTTGGTGGATGGTGACGACCCGATCGAACGTATTGCTAGCGCGATCATTCGCAAGACCGGCAAGCCTGAACCGCTCAACAGCGTCCACGTCGATATCAGTCCCGGCCAGACCCCAAGCCTGACGGGGCAGGGCGCCGATCCCATTGTTGAGCTTCGCCTGTCGAGGGACGGCGGCAAGAGCTTCGGGGACTGGATGCCATCCGCGATCGGCCGGCAGGGTGATTATCGTGTTCGATCGATCTGGCGCCGCCTGGGACAATTGGACGAGCCCGGCGCGCTCATGGAGTTTCGCACCACTGACCCCGCTCCGTGGACCCTGTCAGGTGTCAGGGCGAACGAGATGGCAGGGGGGAGAAGCCGCTAATGGCCACGTTCAACAAGTTCAACAGTTTCGTGGAAGCGTTGGCCGAGAAGAAGCATAACCTGGGCTCGGATACGCTCAAGGTGCTGCTGACCGACACGGCACCAAGTGCATCCAACACGCAAAAGTCCGACCTGACCGAACTGACACCCGGCAACGGCTATGTGGCTGGTGGTCTGACGGTCACGATCACCTCATCCGCCCAGACCAGTGGAACGTATAAGCTAGTCGGCAGCGACGTGACGTTCACGGCTGCCGGCGGTTCGCTTGGCCCGTTCCGCTACATCGTCCTCTACAACGACACGGCAACGAACAAGGAGCTTATCGGCTATTGGGACAACGGATCATCGGTGACGCTTGCTGACACCGAATCGTACCCGATCGACTTCAGTTCCAGCAACGGCATCCTTCAGGTCGCGTAATGCCAAGCCTCACAGCCGATACGGGTATTTTCGGTCTTACGGGGCAGGGCACAGCACCGCGCTTGCTCGCGATGACCGGCATGTTCGGTCTGACCGGAAGTTCTGCTACGTTCAGCCGCGCCTTTTCGGTCACTCTGGGCGACCTGAAACTGCGATTGGAGCGGCTCAATTCCGCATTCCCCGTCGTTGACAAGCTAGGGCGCCCATCCGGGCAGTTTCAGCGCTTCTGGCAAAAGCATTGCGAGGCGATCGAAAGTGCATATTCGGCACTTGCCTCTGCCGTTGTCGCCATTCAGACGGCCTACGATGTGGCAGCCCAGGCAGCGGCAGCGACAGCGGTGGCGAACGATGCCGCTACGCAGGCCGGGGTCGCGGCAGATCAGGCCAACCAACTGATCGATGATATTCAGGGGGGCGTTCTCAATTTCCCAACGATCCAGATCGGCGGGGACAAGTTCTACAACAATGGTGGCGTGCTGGAGCCGTTATGATCGAGCGGTCTTTTGATGCCGACACGATCAACGCGCTTGTGAACCACCCGGAAATTCGTCCGCATGTCGGTGGCGATCCCAGCCAGCCGATCGACTTGACCGGGGCGGTTGCGAACACAGACCACTATTTCCTGTTGGGCGAACATGGCGGCTTTGCCTGCACTTGGACCGCTCCCAGAACCTATGAGATCCACACCTTCGTTCGCCCTGAAGGTCGGGGCAAGTGGGCATACCAGCTAGCCCGCGCCGGTCGCGACTACATGGAAGCGATCGGGGCAACCCATCTTTGGACGCGGGTCCACCCGGATGCCGAGAACGTCAAGCGCTTCACACTGGCAGCGGGATTTGTGCCGGCCGGTTCGCAGACGGTCGATTTCGGCATTGGTCCGCAGATTTACGATTTGTACGATTGGAGAAGCGGATGCCCGCAATAGCAATTGCTGCCGGTGTTGCTGCCGTTGGCGGCGTAGCCAGCGCCGCGATCTCGTCTCACGCCGCCAATAAGGCGACGCAGGCAGCAACCAATGCTGCGGACCAGAACAATGCCCTGCAACGGGACATCTACAACCAGAACCGGGCAACCCTGTCGCCGTTCGTCAACAACGGGACGCAGGCGAGCAACGCCTACAATGCGCTGCTTGGTCTTCCGGGGGCCAATGGCGGGGCGAACGATAATCTTCCCGGCGCTCAGCAGGCGTATAACACGTTCCTGAACAGCGACGGTTACCAGTTCCGCACGAACGAGGGCATGAAGGCCCTCAACACGGGGTATGCCGCGCGTGGTCTGATCCAGTCCGGCGCGGCCATGAAGGGAATCAATAGCTGGGCGCAAGGCAACGCATCGGACGAGTTCAGCAAGTATCTCGGCCAGCTCGGCAACCAGCAAGCGGTAGGCCTGAGCGCAGGCAATGCCATCGCTGGCGTCGGCACCAATTATGCCAATCAAACGAGCGCCAATAATAACAATGCAGCGGCGGCGGTAGGTAACGGCGCGATTGCCAATGCCAATGCGTGGAACGGCGCTATCGGAAACGTGACCAATGCTCTTGGCATGTTTGCCGGGCAGGGCTCCAGCTACAAGAGGCAAGGGGGCTATTAATGGCTGAGATCGAATGGGGTAATCTCCAGCCCGCTCCCAACTTCTCGGCTGGCGTGGCGCAGTCTTTCGAGGCTGGCCGCCAGATGGGCCTGCAGAAGCAGGCTGATAATGCGCTAGCCCGCGCCCGCGCCAACCCTGACGATCCGCAGGCGATGACGGACCTCGCCCTGTACAATCCGCAGGCGGCAAACGCCTTCATGGCGGTTAAGGCGAATCAGCGCGCTATCCAGGCCCGCTCCGCTGCGTCGGACGTGTTCAAGTCGTATGGCAACATCACTGCTCCACCCCCGGTAGCGTCGCCCGCTGTCGGGTCGATTCCTCCCAAGGCCACGACGGCACCGAACGTGCCCGCCATGCTCGCCACGCTGCCGGGACCGAACGGACAGCCCGGCCAGCCCATGCCGCAGGGCGCGGCGGCGCCTTCGCCGATCGGCCCGCAAACCCTCCCCAATGGCGATATGCAGCCCGGCACGGTGTCCCCGACCGCGATGCTTCAGCCCGATCACCCGATTACGCAGGCGATCGGTGGGGCGGTGGCCAATGGCCAAATGTCCCTCCCGGACGCTATCGCCAAGTTCGCGCAGTTCGCCGATCCCCAGGAAACCGCCCAGATGATCCAATCGCTGGGTCAGATGGACAAGCTGCGCCGTGATCATCTCGGAGAGTCAGCCGACGCGCTGGCATCGGAAGCGGTTACGCTGAAGAACGTACCCCAGGCGCAGCGGATGCAAGTCGCGATGGCCGCGCTTCCGCAGCTCGCTGCGCATGGCGTTACGCCCGAGATG